TGGAACCCATGCCACTAGCCCGCTTTAAATTCCAGTCCAATGAATCAGTATGATATGCTACCGATCCCACCGGAAGACCGCCAAAAGATGCGGCACTACATCATTGCTGGCATTTTCGCGTTGGCAGTGTTCATGCTATCCGTTTTCATGCTTTCAGGGTGCAGTAAAGAGCGGGAGCAGCCAAAACTTACAGGCGCATGGAATTCGGTTACACACCCGTCAAATTATTACCTATTCCATGATGACGGGCTAATGGAACTGCACACAATGGCATCCGGGCAAATAGTCTGGCAAAAGTGGTACACATACCAGCAGGATAGGCTCACCGGAGCCTTGGATATTACAGACCGAAACGGTCCGTGTTTTCAAGGCTCCGTTTCATTTAACGCAACAGCCGACACGGCGGTATTGATCCCGGACGGTGGGATAAAAATTACAATTGCAAAATGGCGGTAGATCGTAAAACAGAGACACAACTAACTGCACCAATCACCCACTACGCAGCCAAAAAGCCTGGCAAGGACATAAACAGCCACTTTCGCAGGGTGATTGTAAAGGTTGGAAGAAATGAACCATGCCAGTGTGGTAGCGGTATCAAATTCAAGTCATGCCATAGAACTGAGACGGCGCTTGTAATGCTTGCGCGTCAACAGTATGAGCAGAAACAGAAAGCCAAAGAAATGGCAAGTACAATATAATGGAGCATGGGTAAACAAAAAGGGGTTGCTGCCCCGCAGCATACACAAGAGGAAAAGATAGCACTTGCAAAGCAGGTGTGTGACCTGTACGAATCTCAAAACTGTACACTGGAATCAGCGTGTGAATCAGTCGGATTGCCACAGGCTACATTTTACTTGTGGAAGGCTCAAATTGTAGAAATTGGGGAATACTATAAAAAAGCCAAAGAAAATGCTGACGAATTCTACTGGCATGAACTACTAAGGCCAAAGCTAAAGACAAGCTTACAGCTTTTAGTAGAGGGGTTTGATGAAGTGCATGAGATGGAGGAAGATGTAGTTTGGCAGGGTGTAATGGTAAAGGATGATAATGACAAGCCGATGCGAAAGAACAAGATCACAAAGTCGCGTGTCGCCCCAAATCCAACGAGCGTAATATTCGGCATGAAGGTTGTTTTCCCTGAAAAGACCAAAGACAGGGCAGATGTTACCAGCGACGGCAAGCAGATAGGGCAGAACCCGTTAGACGGCCTTTCAATTGAAGACAAGGCGCAAATTTTGAGGATTTTACTTAAAAAAGATGCTGACAGATGAACAGGTTATCCAACTCAAAATAGACTGCTTCAAAGCGGGTATTTATGACGGCCTCGACTTGTCGGATAAGCAGATTTCAGCGCTTAGCGTTTTGTCTGACAGCGAAATAAAAGAGCTTCTTTTTGGAGGGGCTGCTTATGGTGGAAAAAGCTGGGTCGGGTGCGAGTGGTTTTTGTGGGCTTGCTTGGCGTATCCAGGTATCAGGTGCTTTATTGGTAGGCATAGGCTAAAGCAGATTCGGAAAAGCACAATCGTTACATTCAAAAAGGTTTGCAAAAAGCACAATATACCTCAGGATTGGTGGCATTATAACGAGGTGGACGTCTTCATAAGGTTCAAAAATGGGTCGGAAATAGTGGGGCTTGAAATGATGTATAAGCCTTCAGACCCGGACTTTGAATCATACGGATCTACTGAATTTACTTTTGGATGGATTGAGGAAGGGGGCGGGGTAAGTGCAAGGGCTTATGAGATTGCAGCGACAAGGATAGGAAGGCACATGAATTTGGAATGTGGGATAATCGGGAAGTTGCTAATTACCGGAAACCCATCCCGGAACTGGATGTACAGGGGCTTCTACAAGCCATCAAAGGAAGGAAAGCTACCAAAAAATAAAAAGTACATTCAGAGCTTCAGTTATGAAAATATCAAAGGGGACCCCGGATATATAGAGACATTGCAAGGGCTTACCGGACAAGCCAGACAAAGGCTTTTGCTCGGCAACTGGGAATTTGAAGACGACCCAAACCAACTGATTGAAAGCACGGCAATTTCAGATATTTATGAAAATATCCAAGTACAGCGAGACCCGAACCGAAAGTGCATAGTGGCGGATATAGCCATGCACGGCAGCGACATTTACCGGGCAGCGTACTTTGAGGGTAATGTAATGGTAGAACACTTCTCAATGGCAAAGAGCGGCGGCAAAGAAGTTTTAGACCGTATTCAGGATTTTAGAATCAGGCGGGGCGTTCGGGCGAGTGGCGTGATTTATGACAGCGATGGCGTGGGCGCATTCCTTGGAGGTAAGGGCGGGTTTATACCAGGTGCGATTGCCTTCCATGCAAATTCAGCACCGATAAAGACGGATAAGGACAAAGGGCGTATATTTGCACACCTGAAAGACCAATGTGGCTTTCTTTTGGCGGATGATATAAACGAGGGCAAGATCTACGCAGAGGCCGTAACTGATCCGGAAGATCAAGAGATGTTGAGCGAAGAACTGGCGGCGATCAAGAAAATGGATACTGGTGACGGGCCATTAAGATTGATCCCCAAAAAAGGCACCGGAACGCAGCAGGGAGTAAAAGAACTGATTGGAAGAAGCCCTGACTTTTCTGATTTGTTTTTGATGAAAAAGGCTTGGGACTTGATTCAGAATTCTAAACCAACACAGGGACTTTACTCTGTGTACACTTCATAAAAAATGACAGTAAAATCTCTTGCAAACATGATGCAGCCAGGCACGGTGCTTGCCGGTGGCGATTGCGAAACCTGCGGTAAAAGCGGCGACGCTCCAAAGGTTGTAACCCGCGTGGCTATGGCCAACATCGAAAAGCTGAACAAGCCTGTTTCAAAGGCCGCGCCGGAAGCGCAAAAAGTTGAAGCAGAGCCTAAAGCAGAACAACCTGCAAAGCGCACACTGTTAAGCCCAAATAAGCCGGAAGCAGCCAAATGATTGAAATCACCCTTCAATCAGGCGAAGAAATAAAGCTACCGATCACGGTTGACGACGCACCTGCAAAGGCGTGGTATGAAATGGCAGCGCGCGAAAGGGAGCTTGAAAGGCTTGGGACGGCTTGTGATCCAGCTGACTTTGTTCGGTACATAACTGAGGCTGTGAAGGCTGTGGTTGACATACCGGAAAATCTTGCGTTTGGCCTGCCGGTAAAGTCAATGCTTAAAAAGGAATGGATGTTGACCCCTGAATTTATCGCATCGGTAAATAAAAAAGGAGTTGATACCATTGAAGCCACGGTGCTGAATATTTACCGGCACCTTATTTGGGTCACTCGAACTTTTGAGCCGTGCCAGTTCCCGGTTGAATACGACGGAAGCCTGTGGCAGATCACACCAAACCTGAAAAACATTGCATACGAGGGTGAGTTTACGGCACAGGAAACGGTTGAGACGTTGCGCCTTGAGCAGATGTTTGAAAAAGAAATTGCGGAAGCCAGAAAAAATGAGCTGAACTTTTCAGCAATTGCGGCGGCTGACTTTGGTCTAACACATGTGCAGTTGGCCATCCTTTTGAGGCCCGTTGTAGATGGGCTAATTGAGCCGCTTCCGATGGGTGAGCAGGCAATTGAGCGGTACATAAATGAGCGGGTGTTGGAGCTTGAAAACCTACCGATGTCAGTCATTTTGACGGTACGCGCTTTTTTTTTGAGTTTTTTGGGAGTATATTCTGTACTATTGGAGATGACAAGGAGCTTAGGGGAAACGCAGAGTACGCAAGTTACTGGATTGGCATAGAACGCCCAGGTGATTATGAGGGCATGGAGCAAAAAGACATTGACCGCATGAAGCGGATCTCAAAGAAGCGTGGAAAGCAGATCACCAACCTGATTGGTTGGCGGCACATTTATCCGGACATTCAAAAAAGCGGATACTTTGGCCAAACATTGAAGGAAGTGTACGGAGCCGGATTTAAGACCGCCGTGCATTGCATGAACTTGAATCTTGTAACTGGTAATTGATTATGCCAATAGTTCCATTTCTTTTCCCGGACGAAGCATGTGGAGGCGGACCCATTAAACCTTTGGATGCGCCAAAAGAAAATCTATACAACCAAAATTTGGATATTAAAACAGATATGGTTTTAATATCTGCCCCATCAATGTTTGGAAGTTCACAGAAAGATAATCCAGCAGAATTAGCTATTGATATGATTGACGGATTTAGAGGTATTGGCGGCATTATGCTTGTTAGCGGACAGGTTTTTGAATATCTGAGGGTAAACAATCCGGATGTGTTTGAATATGCACAATCAAGGAACATTCAAATTGTCAAAGTGCCATGCTAAACGAAATCATATTCCCGGCAGCCATTCGATTGGCCAGAGCTTTCCCGGCGGGGTTCAACAGCCGTCCAAATTCATTCGGCGTGATCAACACGCTTGGAGACATCGACAGCGACAGCCTAAACGCATCCATGCGAGACGGAAGGATTGGAAGATATTGGGGCCGCAAGTGGGAAGCGTCCGGCAAAGATTCAAGCCAAATCCAATTTGAAAATAGCCTGGTGTTTATTCGCACTGAGGCTATTACTTTTTCAAAGGAGGCCAAACACGCATCCGAAAAGGTATGCCAGCGAATTGAGGTTGCGGTTGCGTCGTTCCCGGAGTGCGAGGGTTGCGCTTATGCCCGTTCTGATTCTGAAATTGAGATAGACAACGCCGTTGTGTTGAACAAAATCGTTTCAGAGCTTACACATATTGCGCCGTTTGTGGTTACAATACCAACAAATTTGGGAGGTATCGGAGCCTCAACGTACTGGATTATGCCATCAGAAAAGGATTGGCTAGAAACAAATGGGGTAATTTTCCCAGTGTTTAAGTCGTGTCCGGCTTACCTTTCAGTCTCAAAAACATCAAATGAATTTCAATCGTTCACATACGGGACCGCAGGCATGATCATTACGACCGCAAAATTGCAGGTCTGCTGGTGCGATTCGACTGATATTGATTTCGACTTTAATATTAACTCATTTAACGAAGCAGCCTTTTCGGGTTGCGCAACTTGCTAGATTATGGAAGAATTACATAAAGCCGCAAAGAACCTATTGTCTCACAGAGAAAAATATTTTGAGGCGCACCCTGAAATCATTGAGGCCGTAGAGGACATTGAGGACAAAGAATACAATGAAGCATGGGACGCTTTACAGGCTGCCGTAGATGCAATTGAACCTGACCATGCCAGTAATTGACACCATCAAAAACATCATACGCCGTAAATTCGAGACAGAACTTGAATTGATAATTTCTGATTTGCGCGATGAATTGAGGCAACAGGGTCACCGAGCCACCGGATCACTGGATCAATCGCTTACATTTGAAATAAAGGACAGTGATAAGGACGGGCTTTTGGGTACAATATTTGGAAACGACTATTGGAGGCCGGTGGATACGGGTGTGAGTGCGGGCCGCATTCCATACAGCCCCGGTAAAGGCAGGGGCGGAACATCAAAGTATATCCAGGCGCTTATTGATTGGGCGGCGGTGGTAAGGCCAGAGCTTGACGAAAAGGAAAGGAAGGGCTTTGTGTTCGCTGTGGCGACAAAAGCAAGCAGGGAAGGCAACCCAACGCGCGGTAGCTATGCGTTTTCCAGGAACGGGTCACGGACAAACTTTGTACAACGGGTTATTGATAAGCATATCAACCAATTAGCCGCAAATATCGGTGGTCAGGATTTGGCAGACCGGATAGCTGCGGAAATTTTAAAAGCTGCGTAATGGCTACAACGACCGCAATTATAAAACTTGACCTTCAGATAGATGGCGGTCAAAAACTAGCCATTAGTGTCGGCAACCTGAAGGAGTTAAAGGACGCGATCAAGCAGATTAATGCCCAAAAGATCACGCTCGATCCACGGAGCCCACAGTTTCAGACCGCATCTAATCAGCTCAAAACCCTGCAAACGCTGTACAAGGGGTTGGCCAAAGATGCCGACAACGCAGAGGTACAGATCGATCAGGCAAACGCGGCGCTCAACGAACAGCCCAAAGCGATAGGATATTACCGCCAACTCCAGGCGCAATTAGTTGCCCTAAAAAATCAATACAAAGACCTTTCGGAAACAGAGGCAAAAAGCCAGCTAGGGCAGCGCCTTGGCAGCCAGATCAATAGTATTTCAGGCAAGCTAAAGCAGCAAGACGCATTGCTTGGCGACTTCCAGCGAAATGTGGGCAATTACAAACAGTCTTTATTGGGCGTTGGCGATGTGCTTACAGGTGGACTTGCAACGGGCGGCATAGTGGCAGGTGTATCCCTGCTAAAGGATGCAATGGTAGCGGGTGTAAATCAGTCCATTACTTACCAGAAATCGCTTTCAAACCTTTCAGCGCTCACCGGATTGCAGGGGTCTGGACTTGAAAACCTGAAACAGATCGGTAGGGGCTTGCAGGATATAGAAGTAAATGGGCAGCGGATTGTAAGCACCGGGCCTGAAATATTGGAGGCATTGAAATTGGTAGGTGGTGCAAGGCCTGAACTACTTGGCGACGCCGAAGCGCTTGGAAGTGTTGCAAAGAGCGCCATTGTACTGAGTAAGGCAAGCGGTGACGACCTTAAATCATCAATTGAGGCGGTGACCACCACGCTTGGGCAATTTAAGCTGGCAGGTAAGGATTCAGACCTGGTTGTAAACCAGTTGGCGGCAGGCGCAAAGGTTGGCGCAGCCGAAATCCCACAGATTACCGACGCACTAAAAGAATTCGGAACGGTTGCAGAAATCAGTAATATATCCACATCAAACTCTATCGCACTAACGGAGGTGCTTGCAGACCGGCAGCTAAAAGGAGCAGAGGCCGGGACGCAACTGCGAAACGTTTTGTCGAAACTTGCCAGCGCTGACATACTACCAAAAACAGCACAGGAACAGTTCAAAAAGCTTAGCATTGACATAAACATCCTGAAGGATTCAAGCCTTCCACTTGAGGCAAGACTTCGGGAACTTGGGAAGGCCCAGGGAGATGTTGCGGCGCTTACAAAGATATTCGGGCTTGAAAACCTACAAGCAGCGACAATCATCACATCCGGCATTGATAAGTATGTGGAGCTTGATAAGGCAATACAGGGCACAAGCGAGGCATACAAGCAAGCCGGTATAAACGCAGACAACGCAGCCTCGAAAATTGATAACATCCAAAAGGGTGCGCTCAATTCGTTGGAGCAAAAAATATCCGATTCATCAACCGCAACCGGGATACTTGTAGATAGTCTCGGGTTCCTTGTAAATGAGCTGGATGTAGTCGGGTTTGCGTTTGATGTGCTTTCCACGGCCATACTTGGGCCTTTG